ACATATCAGTAGCACTCTGTAACGTCCAAGTTGCAGCTACTATATTTCCTTTTTTGAATGAAGTACTATTTTTGCTCATTTTCTTTTTAATAATAACACATTATTTGCGCATTGCTTCAACTCCTCGCTATACGCTTTTATTTTTCTCAATGCAACATCTTTGCAAAATCCATACATTCGCCCTAGGTTTTCAGACTTGAATCCGTTTATGTAATATAATGTAAGCATCTCTATCTTTTCGTCTGTAAGAGATGTTTTTATATCTTTATTTAATATCGCAAGAATAGCATCTACAAGCTCATATTCGGCTTCTTTTGCGTCGTATGTAGATTCCTCCCATATTGCAGCGTTTTCCTTTAATTCTCCGCTAATTTCCCTTTTTTGCCGCTTTATTATATCACGAATAGAAGGAGACCCGCACGACCTGCAATTTTGATTGAGAATGAAGAATATATACTTTGTAAATTCCCCTTTTTCAACCATCATATTAAACTTATCTTTGTTTTTCTCAGCTCTCTCTAGTATCATATATACAACATCGCTTACCACCTCAGAAGGCGATAGTTGATTGCGAAAAGAGCCTTTTAATTTAAGATTCGCTTGCCGAATTAATTCCGAATACAACTCTTCTATTTTCTTTTTGTACATATTTCTTTTTTTTCAAAGATAATATATTTATTTAAGCTTACAAAGAACTGATACACAATATTTTATGAATTTAATAAATGCTTGTGCATTGCTTGTGCATTGCATTAGCATACAAGTGCATTATTTACGTTTTTTATTTTGCAATTTATTTACATTTTAAATTGTTTCAATCAATTATTTTTGATTATATTAACACTTGTAATCGTGTGATTATCAGTATGTTAATGCTTGTGCATTGCTAGTGTAATGCTTAGCAATGCTTAGTTATGCTAATAAGATAATAATATATATAAGAATATATATAATAAATTATATATACAAGAAAAAGCAAGCTTTTCAACTCCTAGAAAAACAAAATAATTCAAAACTTTTTTTCTAAATAATTTGCTAGTTCAAAAAGAAGTTGTATATTTGCATTATCAAATTAATAACAATTTAAAAAATTACACAATGAGACAAGAAATTTTATCAGCAATTGAGAATTACAACAATGTAGAACAAGGTGCTCCATTTTCTGAATGGATAGAACAAGAAGTTGAAGTTGGCGCATTGGATGCAACAGACGAAGAAATAGTTGAGGCGGTCGTTTACAACCTAGAAGAAAACTCAGAAGGATACAAGTTTATTGAAGAAGACACTGAATGGTTGAATATTTAATAACTTTCAGCTTCACCACGCTAGTTTTGCACCCTTCGTGGTGTAATTCTATATTAAATTACAAACCTGCCCTTAAACGGGCTTAAAATAAATAATATGAAAAGCAAAAGAAAATTAGCCATAGAAGCCCTTAAAGCTGGCGACAAGCATTTGTTTGATTTTATCGCGAAAGGCGGTTTGAATCTAAAGAAAGCTAATCTTAAAAATTTAGATTTAGCTACAGTTGGCTTTTTGGGAATAAACTTAAAAGGGGCTGACTTACGAGATTCTGATTTGTCGCTTACCGATTTCGGTTTTGAAATGCCAAAAAAAGTCAAATTGAGCGTGGAATATGACTTATCAGATGTTGGTATGGATATTATAGAACACGCTGTTAATCACGAAGGAATTGGATCGGTATTGATTGAGCTAGAGCAAGAATACAACGGAGTAACTTACAACACTGAATTTTGGGTTGAATACGAATTTATTAGCATCTCAGAAAACCCGATTTTGGAAAATGTGTCTCTAACGAGTGAATATGAAAAGGCTTATCTAAACTCTGATGACAGAGAGTTTATTCGCCCTAAAATTTTCGATAACATAAGCGTTGAGAGTATTACGCAAGCAATTAATAATTCATTGAATTAATCAAAATGTCACGCAGCTAGTAGATATCGAACTACACTACTGTCAAAATGTAATCAAAACAATTAATATAAAAAAATATGAAAGCAAAAACAGAAAAAAAATACGGTAAGTTAGGGGTTAAATCTAAAAAGTCAGCACCTGAAGAATTAAAGGTTGCTATTAACAAATGGTCGCCAGCACTCAGCCATGAAGATTCTGACTTATTAGTAGAATTAGGGTGGAATAGCTTGTGGGTTGGTGGATTTACAGACGAGCAAGCTGAATCCTTAAAAAACACACTTTTAGAATTTGCTAGGGTTGAGGCTATCAAGGAACTTAAAAAGTATGACAAGGTCAGAGTTGAGATTGATAATAAGGTTGTTGGTATAGCAACAATTTACACAGAAAAAAAGGCACTTTGGGCAATATTTAAAGATTACAAGATTGACAACTTCAAACTCTCGAATGCGATCAAATGCAAAAAATATAATCTCACAAAAATAGACTGATTTATTTTGCTAGTTCAAAAAGAAGTCGTATATTTGCGTTATCAAATTAAAAAGTTAAGAATGTGTAGAAAACTTATTAACTTAAAAAGAAAGGAGGTGTAAACTCGTCTATGCGAGTATAAATAGATTTTAGGCATAGAGCGTCCCCCGACAGCGGTTGGGTGGGGTAATATTAATTTAAAAACTTTATTATGATTGTAGATATTAGAAGCGAAGAGGCTAAACACACGCTAGGAGCGTTGAATTTTGCTTATAGTTTTAAGCGCAAAAATGGAGAGAAGGATTTTCGCACTTGCTTAAAAGATTCTTACATAGACATAGACGTAGCTAACGGAATGTATAGCTCGGTGCGTAAATCGTATAAACAGGAAGATGGTTTTTCTTCTGTTACTTTATTAACGCATATGCTCAAGGAGAAAAGTGACAAAATTATCGAAAAAATGCGGGGCGAAAATGCTAAACTAAAGGAAAATAACAAGCTGCAATCAAAATACATTGATGAAATAGAATCAGAGAATGAAGAGTATGCAGCCACTAATGAAAGATTCGCAAAAAACGAGAAGGCAAACAACGAAACATACACTAACGTATGCAACCAATTGACAGCTGAGAAAAACAGTTTGGGAGAGAGGGTAAATAACTTGAAAAACGACCTTAGAGAGCAATGTAACTTGACTGATAGGTACTTAACAGAGTTGAATCAATTGAAAGGCGCACTAGCGCTGTTAATAAAATAAGATTATGGCATTTAAATCAGAAAGAAGAATACTACTAGAAGGCATGCTGAAAGGCGAAAAGCTTTCATTCGATCTAATCGAAGAGCCCGAGATGCGCAGAATGGCGCAAGACTTAAACAGAGTTCTAAGAGAGAAAAGCGGTATCAAAAACGATATGACACGCTATTATTCAGTTAACAGAGTAAAAAATCAGGGTATAGTTTTGGTTACCCGTAATCGCAACGCAAAATGAAAGAACTAAAAGACATACAGGTATCACTTAAGGTCAGCAAGGACAAAAAGGAGAAGTCGGGTAAATACAGCTACAGAAGCGTGGAAGATATAACAGAAGCCTTAAAACCTCACTTGGAAATTACTGAGTGTGCTGTTACTCTAACGGATGACATCGTAATGGTTGGTAATAGAATTTATGTAAAGGCGACTGCTACTATTACTAACAAAAACGGGGAATCAGTAAGCACGAACGGGTTTGCTCGTGAATCAGAGGGCTCTAAATTTATGAGCGATGGGCAATTGACGGGAGCTAGCTCTTCTTATGCACGAAAATATGCATTGTGTGGGCTGTTTTGTATTGACAGCGGTCAAGACCTTGACGGGCAACCTGTAGAGGTTAAAAAAGCGGTTAATAAATTCCCCGAATTATCTAAAAAACTTCTTGTTTGCACAAAGCTTGACGAGCTTATGATATTATGGGAGGATAACGTAGACATGCAGTCAGATAAGAGTTTTCAGTTGCTATTCACTAAACGCAAAAAAGAGCTTACAGCATGAGAAACAACCTAACAACTTCTAACGTGTTGCTCGATACTGAGCAACACAAATATTACCTTAACGGGGAAGAGATACAAGGTATAACGAAGATAATCAAAGAAATGCTATACCCCGATTTATATACAGATGTACCCGATCATATCCTCGAAAAAGCAGCCGAAAAGGGTAATAGCATTCACGAGTTAATCGAATTTTGCGACACTGAGGGAATAGCATCCCAGGTACCCGAAGTTGCAGCTTATCAAGCTAGGTGCAGAGAATTAAATCTAAAACCTATTGCTAATGAGTTCATTGTAAGCGATAACGACAGAATAGCATCCCCGGTTGACGTAATTTTCGAGGGTAATATTATTGCAGATATTAAGACAACCGCAAAATTATTCGAGGGGTGCGTAAGATGGCAATTATCTATTTACGCATGGCTTTTTGAGATGCAAACGGGACAAAAAGCAGGTAAACTGATGGTGTTATGGCTAAGGGATAATGTAGCGCAATTCAAGGAAGTAGAGCGTATTCCTTCACATGAATGTGATAAGATGATTGAGGCTTATTTTGAGGGCAAAAAGTATGTCAATAAGTATTCTGATTCGTTGAAGGAAGTTAGCAGCGATATGGCCGAGATTCTTAACATGATAGAGGTTAATGAAATTTCTATTAAGGAAGCTGAGGCGGAGAATAAGCTTCTCAAATCTAAGTTGATTCAGCTTATGGTAAAGGACGAACTAAAGGCGATTAAAACCGACACAATGAATGTTTCATATATCGCCCCAAGTGAGCGAAAAAAAGTAGATTGGAGAAGTTTCCAGGCGGCAGAAAATGAACTCTATACAGAGATTGCAAGTAAATATTCAAAACCAAATCCTATTAAGGGATCCATAAGAATAAAGCTGAAATGAAAACCTACAATTTGAAAAACAGCGCACAACGCAACGAATTTAAAGCAGCCTGTAACAGGGCTGCGAAAATGGGGTTAATTGTCGTGTTTGAGGAAGTTAAAGAAACTAGGTCTTTGTCTTTAAACAATTACTATCAATTCTGCATCAAGTATTTTGCTAGCCAATACGGTGATACGGCGCAGGCGGTGAAGGATGAAATCTTTAAAAAATTGTGCAATAAGGAAACGTTTATTCAAAGAGATGGCTCCTTAAAAAGTACAAAGGATTTAGATAGTAGAGAATTTTCTCTATGTATTGAGAGGTTTAAAAATTACGCTGCTATGAAGTGCGGAATCTGCATCCCTAACACGGACGATAACGCAGCGATGCAGGAAGCTAAGAATGAGATCAAAAAAAATAAGGAGTTTTTATAATGGCAAATTTAAAACTTAAGCTAGACAAGGAATTTAGCAAGTATATCCGATACCGTGATGCGATGGATAACGGATGCTTCAAGTGCATATCGTGCGGTCGTATCCTCCCCTTTTCGCAAGCCGATTGCGGACATTACATTAACCGACAACACATGGCAACGAGATTCTCAGAGATGAATTGCAACGCTCAGTGCAGGAAGTGTAATAGATTCCAGGAAGGCAATATGCAAGGGTACCGCAGGGGTTTAATTGCTAAATTCGGGGAGAATAAAGTAAAGGTGCTCGAATCTAAGCAGCACGAAACAATGAAGATTTCAGAGAGTGAGTATAAAATTATGATCAAATTCTATTCTAAGGAGTGGAAGAAATTAAAAAAAGAAAAAGGTTATGAGTAAAGTGTATATATCAGGTAAAATTTCGGGGCTTAACTTCGACTTAGTAAAATTGAGGTTCGGGAGAGCGGAGTATGAAGTTTTGGGCGCATCAGACTGCGAAGTTGTAAATCCGATAAAAAGGGGTTTGCCGAAGTGGATGCCTTGGTTTCTTCACATGATTTATGATATCATCCTACTACTTGGATGTAACGCTATTTACATGCAGCGAAATTGGAAGGATTCAAGGGGTGCAAAAATAGAACACTGGGTTGCGAAAAAGCTAAAGTACACAATAGTGTATCAAGCTCCGCTACTCTCCGAATATTGGCGCAAAATTGAGGTTAGGAAAAAGTTAGAATCTCTATGATAAATATACTTAAGAAACTGTCTAAGGAGGGTAGTAATATCCCACTTTCTAAAATAAAAACAGAGGCGGCAAAAAAGGGTATAAAAAATAAAAGGAAGGAGCTGCAAAAATTGTATCAAGACGGCATTATAGAATTCCACAACGGATTAAATCAGCCTTATTGTAGATTTCTTTAATCTTAACAAAGCTTAAATTATAGCGTGATAGTTTGGTAGTACAAATTGTTACGCTATCTTTGTTTTATAATTTAAAAAATATGACACATGACACATCAAGATTTAAAAGACCTAATAGGAAAGTATTTCAAACACCCGTTTACGTTCAAAAAAAACGGTGAGTTTAGAATGTTACTTAATGCAGACTGCTACAAGATAGAGATTTCTACACCTTGCAGAGAAAGTACTAACCACTTTTTGTGCGTGCGTGTGCTTAGTGAGCGCACCCCTCCATGCCTGTCGAATGGTAAGTTAGTAGTAATCAAAAAAAGCATAAAGAAAGAGTTAATACAAGTAATTAAAGATTTAAATTCATATTATGAAAAAGAGAATCAAAAAAATAGCTAAGATGCTATGTTTAGCTGCAATTCCTGCATCGTTGTTAGGGTTATCGTATGTACTAGGAAGTGAATTTGTTGAGAAAATCGCAGACATTAGCTTGTTTGTTGTAGCGATCGCAGGATTCTTAATCTTCGAAAAATGAAAGATACGCAATACTTTTTCGCCCACGACTGCAATGCAAGGCAAGATGAAAAAATTGCACTTGTCAGGATGCAACACGGGGCAGAAGGATATGCAGCATACTTCATGACATTAGAAGTACTAAGAACTGCATCAGACTATATGCTGAGTAGAAACTACAGTATACTATCGTTTGATTTCCATATATCGGAAGATGTGATTAAATCAGTGATAGAAGAGTTTGATTTGTTTGAATTTACCCCCGATAATCGTTTTTATTCGTCAAGAATGATGCGGAATATCGAAAAAACCACAGGAAGGGCGAAAAAAGCTGCACTTGCTAGATGGTCGAAGAAATCTAAAAAGTCAACAAAAAAAGCTGAGGATAAACATAAAGTTACGATAGCTGAAAAAATTGAAGCTTGCAAAAAGCGAAAAAAAGAGTTCTATAACGAAGTTGCTAGATTTTCAGATAAGTACGAACCTGAGATGCTGAGGGAGTTCTTCGATTGGTTTTCAGAACTGAACAAATCGGGTACAAAAATGAAATTCGAGCAAAATACAACTTGGGAAACTAGTAAGAGATTGGCAACATGGAAAAATAGAGACAAAAAGTATGGGAAAAATAAAAACGGTAAAGGAGATAATAGTCAGCGCTCCGAAAATGCAAAAGCGGCAATCAACAAGTTTAACAACGCAGCAAAAAAAGCTGAAAGTGGGGAAATTGGAACTATCGAGTTCCCAATATAATGAGTTTGCAATAATGTTTAACGCGTCCTATTCAACCCGGCTGCAGTCGAAAAATGTAACTCTAAGTCAAGTTGTGGAAGGATGCACGCCTACTCTTCACGAGATAACAGAAGTGTATAATAGAGATTGCGCAGAGGCTTTAATTTTCGCATGGTTGGTTGGATTCGACGCTTATATAGGGAAAGGTTGTTTTGATCAAAATCAGCTAAACGAACTATCTACGACTATTGTAAGTAAGATGTACAATTTGAAAATTGCGGAGGTAGCTATGTTCTTTGTGAAACTAAAAGAAGGGGAATACGGTGACATCTACGGCAAGATAAATCCTCTTTGGGTTACATCTGCATTTAGCAAGTTTTTCCGTGAAAGAGCTGGGGTAATAGCAGAAAACGAAAGGGAGAAGGAGAGAAAAGAACGTGAGTATAAACAAAAAAAAGAAGCTGAAACGGCTGTATCTTATCAAGAATATTTAAAATTAAAAAAGGAGGGCAAATTATGATACAAGAAATTTATAAAGAGATAAATCCAATGGCTGGTTACACTAGGTTTATTAAAGTAACGTATAGCGATTTTGGCATTAGCATAATCAAAGAAGAAACTAATCCCGCTGGATACTTTAGTTCTAGTACTATAACGGCAGCTATTGATCGTGATGCAAAAGCTTTTAAACTCATAATTGGTAATTTTTACTTAGATAGTGTTCGTGGTGATGGGCGATGTAGTAGGCATGGTGTAATGAGGCATTATTTTGATTTCTACATTTCGCAATTGAATCATTTTAATTTTTTTGATGGAAAGATGGAATTTGACTCGGTCCAAAAGGTATTATACTATAGAAGATACAATAAAGTAGTGAAAAAAGGTTATTATGAGTGTTTTGATTTTTTGTGTGAGGCTTATATAATACTTATGAGAGAAAAAGGAGTAGCTTTGTTTAGAACCGCAGCGGGCTCGTGAAGTTTAAAGATTTATACATTATTAAATATATAAACACGTAAATAAATTATGAACGAAAACGAAACAATATTATCAGCGATCCAAATCCTTCAAAAAAGGTTAAACAGGGATAAGAAGATAATTATCGCGCAAAAGCAGGAGATAGCGAGAAGTAAGAAAAGGGTTTATTTTTCACGAACGTTTGAAAAATCTAAAGGCACATACTCAATCGCTTGTCTTGCTAAACTTCTTGCGCAAGCTGGGGTTAAGACAGGGCAGAATAGACTGTTTGATTACCTTCGTGAAAACGGGTTTTTGGGGACAAAAGGAGTCTATTACAACGTTGCGAACCAGCGGTATATAGAGCAAGGTCTATTTAAGCTTAAGAAGTGTACTTTCCATGTGGGGGATGAGGTGGTGGAAAAAGAAATGACTGTCGTGACAGGCAAAGGGATGACGTACTTTTTTAACAAATTGACGAAATGAAAATTCCGATTTACGTAATAAAAACGTTGGTAAGAGTTCTCCCCTTTTTGATCAAAGAGGCGAGTAGGGGGAATCTTGGGTATAAGGATGCAAATGAGTTGAGATTGGCAAGGTTAATGCTAATAAAACTTAAAAGGTTGCTTGAAAAGAAGGGGGGGGTAATTTGATAGTTCAGAAAATAAGGCTATCTTTGTGGGGTAGTATTAATCAATAAATAAAAAAATGAAAGAAAAAATAATTATGAAAACAAAGAAAACATCACAACTATTAGTACTATTATTAATTGCCGCAATCGCAACTATTATGTGCGCTTGCTCGAATGAGATTGAAAACAAAGCTGAAACAGGAACCAAAACAGGAATCAGGGAAGGGGACTTTATGAAGTCAGGCGATACAATAGTTAAGGTCGTAAAACTTGTGAATTCTTTTGCTTGTGTTGATGAAAATGGGGATATAGATAGCTCCCCGATTTCACAATTAAGAGATATTAAACTCTCCTTAGAAGTTGTTTTTTGGGTGTTGGCTCAGGATGCGAGATTTACAGAGTATGAATTGTATTTTGAGTTTGAAAATTGGGATAAGACAATTCAGGGGTTTAAGTTTATACTAGAGAAACAGCTAAATACAATTATGATCGCAGACGGTTCTACACTTATTTATCCTATAATCAACAACGTAAGAGAGTTACAGCACGCTTTCCAAGATTTACACTTTAAGAACTCTTTATTTGTGTCGTTTGAGGCTTTGAATAACGCTTTTAATACACCCGAATAAATAATTTCAAGATTGCGAGAGTGTTAAACTTTCGCTTTTTTGTTTGAAAAGTTTTGGTAGTTCAAATAAATGTAGTATCTTTGCAGTATTAATAACTAAAAAATATTTTAATAAAATAATATGAAAGAAATTAAAGCCTATAAATGCGATTTTTGCGGGAAAGTGTATCAAAGAAGAATTTATTGCGAAAAGCACGAATATACTTGCGGGAAAAATCCTGATAACAAGCCAGTGTGTTGGGATTGTAAATACTTGCAAAAAGGTAAATTTGAATTTGACCCATGTGCTGATGATTCAGGGAGTTATATCACTTATTTCTGCGATAAAAGAGATGAAGAACTAATGCCTATTACATCTGCAAAGAAGGGGTATTATGAAAATGGAATAAGTGGTAATGCTATCGCAATGCCTAAGGTGTGCAGGGGTTTTATTCGACGCACGATAGTTGTATTGACAATGAAAGAGAAGGGCTTACCTTGGGAAAGTGGGGAATTGTTTTTAGACAGGTGGGGAGCTCCAATATATAATAACAATTTCAGATATATACCATACGAGGGGAATGAACACATAAAAGAGGGTACTACTTCTAAGGACGTGAAATACATTTTCGATTTAACAGGAGATGTAAAAGAAGCAGATGATAGAGATTTGTATTTTCTGTTCCTTAATTAATACGAGTAAATTAATAAATAAATAAAGTAGTTATGAAAGAATTAAATTTAGTAGAAAAATTAAAAAGATGCCCTAAATGGGTTGAAATTTACAGCACAATATCAGGATATGTTAGATTTAATCACATATCAGATGTAGGGTTGAGTAGATGTATTAATACGGATGAGGGGTTAAAGTACTTCGAAGACGGAACTTGCAATTACTACGACGGAGAACACGACACGGACAGAGTAAAAGAGCAAGTTCTTTTCCCCAACAGCAAAAAGGGGAGTTGGGATTTGTTTCACTATGCATTAGCAGGTGAATACGTAACAGTAGTAGCACTCAACCGCAAAGGCAAGGAAATTAAATACATTTGTCAAGTTGAGAATGACGGTGTATTTAATGTTGAAAGCGGTAAGACAAGCAAGTCTAACGGTGTTATTGGCAAGAATTTGGTAGAGGTTAGAGCGGCTATTAAAGAAGAGATTGCTAAGCTTAACCCTGAGCCTAAATTTAAAAAGGGGGATATAGTAGTGGCTTCTTACGGCGGATTTAGCCCTACAGTTTTAATTTCAGACATTGATTACACGACAGGGGAGTGTAATACCAAACTCGGCACGGACAGACATTACGTTGCTTCTATCGATAGAATTAGATTCGCCACGCAAGATGAAATAAACGAGTGGAAAGAAAAGCTTAGAAGTAAGTATAATGTGATGTTGAAGGATGGGGAGATAGTTCCTTGGAGAGCTGAAAGAATGAAGCCCTATTTCGTTGTATCAGACTTCGGAAAAATATGTGATACCATCGATAGTTATTCGTATATAGACAATAGGCGGTACAAGCTTCACGAACGTGATATATACAACTACTTCGCAACTGAGAAGTTAGCGAAAGAGTCACCAATTTATAAAGCATTTCACAATTAATAACCGCACCCTTCGGGGTGCTAAAACAACAGGCATGGATAATATAGAAATCAGATGCGACACAAAAGAGCAAGTAGGCTTGTGTTTGAATAAACTCTTCGAGAATGGCGCAAATTGGGCTATGGATGGTACAACTTGGAGCTGGAAGGATGGTTTTTACATTGTTCTTCACGTTGAATGCGATCTAATCAGGTATTCTCATAAGAAGTTAGAGCCTACAAAGATGGATGCGCTACAATACTTAAACCGATAACGTGTTTTTCTGAATCCTGCCGCAAGGTTTTTTGCTTTTCGGTGGGACTGTATCAAATTTAAATAAAATTCCCTGTTGGGGCTTAAAATTAATAGTATGAAGAAATCAAAAACAATTACGGTGGCTACACCGAGCAAGTTAGAGTATCAAGCCGTGTTGGCAGTTGCGAAAACTTGGGGATACAAATGGAATTCTGGCAAGAATATAGACGTAGAGAAGGATGTAATAGCGTGGCATAAACATTGTAGTAGGACTTTTGTAGAGCTTTCCAAAGGCAGGGTTTTTGCAGGTTGGGGAGAGCCTTTGGGCGCACTCAGTTACGGGCAATTCTATGACTTATTCGTTGCTAAATCCGATAGGACTATAAAAAGGTGTTTATGGGCTCTTGCGGCTGCGTTGGTCGCTTTGTTCGCAACAATTTTACTTTTGTAGGGATGAGGCGTAAGAAAACAATGAGCGCAAAGAGATTAACTCTAAACTCGTTTCCATACTCGTACAACAGAAAGAACTATATCAACAAAAGAAATACGGGTGTAACATTTGATATGATAATGAATCGAAATATAGCGAAGTGTGCTAAATCACTTACGAACGAAGATGTAAAAAGAGAGTTTGAAAAAATGTTAGTACATCAATCTATATTCTGACTATTGAAGGGAATGTTAAAGTTCCCTTTTTATTTGATTATTTATTTGGTAGCTCAAATAAAATGCGCATCTTTGTTGCGTTGATATAATTAATAACTTAATAATAATTACTATGAATGTGAAGAATGTTAGAAAATTTAGCGTTGACTACTTTTGGGCTTGCGGGGCAGCTTACGACTACGAATCAGATTGCGGCTATGGTTCTTTTTGGTTTGAAACTAATAAGGAACCTATGATAGATGTAATAAAATCTATGGAAGATTCCATAAAAAAGGCTCACCCGCTATACAACTCTGTTTATATAACTCGTGTAAATGAATTGTATAGTATGCATCATTTTCAAGAAGAATACGACTTCGAAGACTTAAACGTCAAAAAAGCAAAGGTAATCATTCCAGCAAAAACTTTAGGAGAATTCAAGGCTGTTTCTGTTATCGCAAAGAAACTAGGTTACGTTTTAGCAGAGGATATACCTGTGGCTTTGAATTGCTGCGAGTTTTCGTATAAAAGATTCAACAAGAATACGGGTGTAGTTTTGTGTGACGGAAAATTTATGACTACAGATATGAGGAATAACCCGTTTGGCTTAAAAGAAATCACAGCTAAGGATTATGTGCGAATGTTTGATTTTTTTATTGCGAACTGCGTAATAAGTTTAAACAGCATTTATTCATTAGCTGATGAATAGGTAAAAGTGTATATACATAAAAGGGACACCGTTAGTAGTGTCCCTTTTTATATTGTTACCCCCTTCCCTGTTCATCTCCTATCTCTTTCCTCAATCCTAGCCTTTATATACCCTAAATCCTGCTGAATACTAAGTAGGATTTTGTACATTTTATCTCCCTGGGAGCTAATTTTTCGATCGTTATCTGCGCATTGTTTATCCACCCTTCGCACGTCTGCCTTAATCGGGTTTAATTTACTCTCAACATCCTTGTTGCTTACTAGTTCGCTATACCCCGACATTGACGCTGTTAGGACGAATACCGACACACCGATTATCACATTGTTAACAATTCCTTGATTCTTTTCAAACCACGCCTTAATTTTCAAAATTTTCATATCGCCCTCCTTCGTACGTTAGCGCCTGTTGGCGGTTGTCTTCCTCTTTCCAAGAAATGTGAATCCAATATGCCCCGTTATGATGCTCAAAAATCAATTGGTCATACTCTAGTGACGTAGACAGTTGTTTAAATAGAGACTTTAGCATACTAGGAGAAAATCCAGGTACCATAAAATCGAAAGCCTCGCACCTCACGTGAGAGGATGTAGACGAACCGCCTATTTTTCTGTTTAACTCCTTGCATCTTTTACCTGATGTTACCACAACTGCGCACCCAACAATCTCCCTTACAAGTTCTATTGTCTTGCTAGCTGTGAATCTCAATTTGTTCAACTCCTTACGGGTTGGCTTGTTGTCGATTTTAAAAGCTGTAGCGGTGTTTGATCGCCACAACTCTAAATCTTTAAAGTGTTTTAAATCTACTTTCATATTACTTTTTTCTTAGTTTGTAAATAACGTATAACGCAATGAAGATGATAAAAATTGGGCTAATTGTAAACCCTGCATCTATATCAGTAATAGTATGCTGTTTTACTTCTGTTTTTATCTCATTATCCATTTTCCCTTGTCTTTTTTTTACCTCTTTTTTTTCTGTCCTTTCGTTTTGAACCTGCTTTTTTACTTTTAGAATCTCAACATCTTTCGCTATTCCTTCTTTGAATCTCAATTCTTTGATTTTAACAACTATAGAATCGTTAGAAGTAATATTTAAATTCGCCTTATTTAAAACATTTGTAAGCTCATTTTCTGTTGTAGTAGTAGATTCTACTACATTTGTCTTTTTCGTAACTTCTCGTGAAGCTGAGCAGGCGCAGAGGGCGAATATTAATAGAATATACTTCATTTGATTTTATTGTTTTGAAAAATTCCTTTAATCAACTCTTTAGCAGAGTTATTCTTTACGTAAATAAATAGCGCAGAGCAGATTGTTACAGGGAATAATTCCCACAAACCCGATCCATTTTCGTGAATGTGGTAAAGCCCGAACAGGAACAATACCACACCCATTATGTTGGTTACCTTGTTCATACGAAGTCTGACACTTTTACCATTGAAAAATCCAATCCGTATTGAGTTATTACTCCCAATGAGTTCGTAAATGTTTTACTTTTCGCTGTCGCAGAGCCTGACCCCGTTAAGCCTAACTTTATTCTGAACTTATCGTTTTTTTCCAGCTGGAATAACCCCGCTAAAGGTAGAGACGTGGAACTATCATTTAGCTCGTTCATTACTAGGTGTCCTTCATTTTCCCAAGTAACACCATCGTCTGTTGATTTTTCAACCCATGCACTAAGATCAACATTTCCAAGGCTTTCGATGTATAAAAAGAAATCTACGTTATATATGCCTTTTTCTTGCACTGTAAAAACTCCAGACGCTAAGTCTATAGCGTAGCTAGTATCTATCACAGGCATATCTACAAGCGTATCAGCACCTATGATTAAGTCAGCAACTCGCCTACAGTGCATTCTAGGCTGATAACTTACAACGTCGGTGGGGTCTAATACGGGGATTAAGTTGCCCGTAAATGGATTTGTTACGTACTTCATTATTTATAATTTTCTTGCACTAAATAGTCTGTCAACGGAATGTCAATAGCCCATCTTATGCTTGTTCTATTACCTATTTTTTCGACTCTCATAATATTCCATACCCCCTCTTCGGATTCTCCAATCTCAGAGTAACAGTTGTAAGTAACCGTCTCAGTTTCTTCTATAATTTCTCGAAGTGTTGCGGATGTAGGGATTTGCAAATTTAAATCCATATGCTAAAAAATTAGTGATAAACTACATTGCTTATCACTAATATAACACTATCATATAATTATATCGCTAAGTCCAAGTGTTTTGCCCCACTTTTACCCAAGAATCACCCGAATTAGTAGGGTTCGCCCTGCTATCTGTGCAGTAAATCATCTGTACACATTCGCCGCCTGCAATTGTTAAATCAGCTCCTAGAATATACCTTACAGTTAGTGAGTATTGCAGACTTCTGTTGAATATTGTTACTATCTGTCCGTCATACCCTTGCCCTAGCGATATTTCAGCCCCCGAAGTGCTTTGAAGGGATAAAAATCTAACTCCATTCATGGAAATCTCTGCCCCTGAAACAAATAATCGAACAACTCCTTCTTGCTCCTTGCTTTCGATGTAATCCTTAATGATTCCTTCTACATCACTCTTATTAGTAGAATTACTTGTACCTTCTGAGTTTCCGCTTGCTTTGCTGAATTCTACGTTTTTTTCTTCATTTTCAAGCGTTAGATCAAAATGTTCTAATTCCTTCGTTCCAAATTCGGGGTCTATCCAAGTCTCAGGCTTGATTTGAGCAAACTCTACCTTGGTCAACTCGCTAGCACCCGATTTAAATCCATCAATCAAATTTATTTTAAAGAGCCCACTCCCGAATTTTGCTGTGTTCAAATAAATTGTATCTCTAAGGCTTAATTCTGCTATATCACTAGCTGTTAATTTAAGTTTTGCAGTTAACAAAATCAAGCTGTCATCTTCATATCCATACCCTTTGTAAAACTTATCGTAAAGGGTTGTTTTACACTCAACAATAGGTGATGTTTTTTCGTACGATTTCTCGACCGCCCAAGCCATCACGACGTTATTTGGATTCTCGATTTCGTCGAAGTAGTAAATAAATCTACTTGTGTATATTGGTAGTCCCAATGCACCGCCCGTTGGTGATGTATATTCGTAGTCGGCAAAGCAAATTCTAGGCTTCGATTTGAAACTAAATTTACCATCTTTGTTCGTAGCATCTAAATACCCTCCGATCGAATGAGGTGTAGCGGATGTAAGCTTTATATTGTTCGTAGCTTTTCCCCTCGCCGCTGCTGGGGTGTAATCGTATATCCTAGACCCCGTTTGATCAAAAAAATCTTTAGTAAAAAAAGTATCAGCTGATGAGAAGGAGAATGTATCTACTGAGCTCTTTTGAGAACTAATTGTTTTTATCGTTACACTATCTGCATCTATCTTACTTGACCAATCTCTTGTAACAGTAGATGACTTAAGCCATTCTTCCCAAGTTTCAATATGAATAACCCCATTTTCCTCTGTAACCATTGCGTTAAACATCGTTATTATGTCATCAAAGAAGGCTTTTTTCTTGTAATTCAGAGGCAATACATCATTCTTATATACCGCCTTGTTCCCTGAATAATACCCATCTATTTTCGTTATTCTGATATTGCCCTGGACTTCAAGGATAGAGCCGCCTGCTAAGTTTCTATTCACGTCCCCGATAAATATCTCATTATCGAATTGAGTACATTCAAAATAACCCGTCCAAGTTGCAGGGTATGTTTCTGTGTAGCTCGTAAGCTCGACGGGGTCGCCATCAAGTTCAACGTCTATAATAGACCCGTTATACTCCCCTTTTTTTATTACCGCTACTTTTGGCTTCACGCTTGGAATCTCCGTGCCTGCATTTCTTCCTAGAATCACATCAAGCGTTATCTTGTATTTCCCTGCGGCTGGCAATGGGATAGAGTTTCCGACGTGCGTGTTTATAGTCTCTGTTATATCATCTTTTATTGCGTAGTAATCCCTCCAAGGCTTTATATTAAGAGGGTAGTCGGTTGCAATAGCCAAGGGGTATAAGGTATCTATCCTATAATCCGCAAAATCCCACTCTGTGCATAAGTTCCTGTAATCTCCGTTAAACGGCACATACATACGTGTTAGGTACCTCCTTACAAGAGGGGAAAAAGTAATAGTTCTATCCGCTTCTATCATCAAGTTTTCAAGGAGCTCCATACAACACAATGCAGGCATAAGTATCTCATTCTTATTGTAAGTTATCCCTTCTATGTTGTTGAATCTCATTAACGAACATCCGAAAAAAATCCCCTCTCCCGTGAATGGGTGAGGCTGACGATTATAGAATTCATCTAGCATTAGTTGACGTGTGGGGTAAATCGGGGAGGATGGTATATTTAAGTCCTTAGAAGTGTCTTTATTCCCTTTTATCAATTCATCCCCAAACAACACTTGTAGGTTTACATTATCCTTAAACAGCACAACTTCGTAATACTCCTTAGAGATACTTGTGAGCTTCAAAATACCTTCTAAAACCGTCTGTCCGTTAACAGCAAGTTTAGCATCGTATCGCCCGTTCCTGTCAAATCCTCCGACCTTGTTGATGTTAAACAACTCTTCAAACATCGCAACGTTTCTCTTAGTTTGCAAAACTTTGATCGGTTTTGAAAAGCTGGTTTTGCGCTTACTAAACTCCTTAACGTCTTTGATTTGAATTTTTAAAGACACCGAATCTATACCCGTCGTATCGACATCATAGTTATTGATGTATAGTTTTATTTGTTCCCTCATTTTTGTATGTTAAAGTTTTCTGCATAATAGTAAGATAGTGCATATTGAATAAGTCCCGATTCTTTTTTTCTGAGCACCTTAACTTTTTTGTTGTCTAAAATAATAGATTGAAAACTGTTATTTTTCCAAACCTCAACAAGCGAGCTAACCCACAAATCCCGTAAACCTTTGCTTTCCTCTTCTGTAACGTAATTAGAATATGCCATAAACATATGTTCAGCTTCACGAGCGTATACAGATTGCTTACCCTCTGAATCTGTGAATGTACTTGTTTTTATGTCTAGAGCCTCGTTCTCAGCTAGTGAGAAGTTGAAGTAATCAGTTGCCCCATTTCTGTTAATGTAACGCACCCTAGTGCCGTCAAATCGAGGGTGTTTGCTGTCTAAATAAACCGTGTGTTTAATCTCCCCATTCACGAGAATTTCGTACCGAACTGTTTCAGCTATAAGAACCATATCGGAGAAGTTCAGAGAAAGAATAAACGTTGAGGATGAAGGAATTATTCCGAAGTATGCCGTCAAATCTCTATCCTCGTTCATATCCCCATCCCAATTGTATTGCCTAATCCGGACCTCAGACACTTGAAAATTTGGGTTATTGAGATACTGCACCGTTAATTTGTCGCCTATCGTAGATACGTGTATGTCCCCTGATTTGCTCAGAGGATGCCCGTATAAGAATAGCGATGTTTGATTTGGTTCATAAGGCAATGTTGTAGCGTTGAGAACTCTTCTTTCAAACCGAAAAGATGGCAAATCTATTGCCGTGCTACCATCGAATCCCTGCACGCTAAAATCATACTCTAGCAGTGTTTCGGTGTCGCTTTCGCTTTCAATGTCTGCAAACTCAGTCTTGATGTAGTTTTGAAGAATATACCGAACGTCTATCTCCCCTGTTTGATCACTTCCGGGATAAACAACAAACTCTCTAATTATCGTGCTATTAATCGTGATTATCACCTTGAATGTAAGCACCCCAACAACCGCCGATAATTCCTTGAATATGTACTTCTGCTCATTGCTGTATAGGGATGTGATTTCGCCAGGCGCTGATTTAATTAGTATTGCCATATTTTTGAGTTATTTTATTTTGTTCTATTTGTATTTCTTCCGCTGTAGCTTCTGCGACATCCTTGCAGTACGCAAACGCCACGTCTCTTATATTCTCAAAGTAATATTTACCTTTTGTCCCCCTCTCCCCAATTTTCCGCATCACGGGGTATAATGCAGAGATAGGTAAACCCTTCCTTTTCAACCATTTTTTTATAGGAGTTGGGGGTGGCATCTTGCCTTTCCCTCTGCCCCAATTTGCGAAATACAAAGCATCGCTACTACGTACTTGAATGTGCTCCTTCATTTCCTTGATACTCGTATTTTTAACAAGCGATGCAGTGCTGCCTTTCGTACTCCGAATCTTATTATCTAGTGCAATAAGAAGGTTTTCGTTTGCTTTCTTTAAGTCCATGGCTGCATTGGTATTACTCTCTCATCTCTGTTAGACTGAATATCAAGTGTTACGGACAACGAATAACCAGCAAGCCTATCGTCGTAGTCGATTAAAATCGGGGTCGCGGTTGCGTCTGTATCTATCGTGAATTTAAACTTCTCTTCGTTTTCATCGAAAAAATCCCTGAAATCCTGCACGAGGTTAAGACAATCATTCAGTACGAATAATAGATTACTATCATCAGGCATAACCTTATCCAAGAATAAGAATGTCAAACCCAAACTTGCAGCGTTGCGGTCTAGTACTATGTCATCCGTTAGCTGCATCCACATGAGAGGGTACTTTCTATTCCCCGCTTTTGGGTCTTCCGAATCAGTCATAACAACATACGTCTGTATCTGCTCGTGTAGTTCTGCGAACCTAGCGAATGTTTCGTTTAATTCTAGTAAATCTATTCTCATATTAGTTGAATATAAAGAATGATACTACACTATTTACAAAAGTCCCTGATATTGCACCCCAAAGATTAAAAAACATATCCTTTGTGCTATCTTCGCCCCAAGCTCCAAAATGCACACTTTCACGTGCTAATCCTGCTAACATTGCTGTATTGAAGCCAAACAGGAATGCAAGAATAAAACAAGCATTGAAGTGTAACGATTCATCGCTCAGATTGCTTGTTAACCATTTGTAAAGTCTCTCTATTTTTTTCATTATGTCATTTTTTTAATCCCCGAAAGGTTTATTTTGAAGTGTTTACTATCAATTTGAAAGGCAAAGTGTGTATCTCCCACGTGAGAGTATAACACTTTTGCTTACTATTTGTAAAAGAAAAGCCCGAGAATTAACCCGAGCTTCTCAATATTATAACACTTCGTCGACTTGATTCGCTTTTTCAATATCCTTACTAAACTCTAAAATCAACCCCTCAGCTATCCTAACGTCTATTCTTGCCTGCGCCCGAGCCTCTAATAGCGATTTCTGCTCAGAAGTCAACCTCTTGCCTAGCGCTTTTGCGGCGAGTATTTTATTCTCTGTGTGATCGGTATCGCTGAGATATGCAATTGCACCTGCTCGATACTCTACTAAGTTTTTTATTTGTTTTTTCATATGTTTAATTTAATAATTCCCAATCTGTCGCCGAAACGGTGTCGGTAGACTTGTATAATTTATCGCTCGTTGTGTCTAAGTAAGATTGTTGAGGAATTGCAGGGACAGAAGTCGGCGCACCCTCTCCCGAAAGAAACTCTTGATAAGGAGCTTCCTTAGTTGGTTCTGCCGTACGTGTTGTTCCTGAAATCAAACTCTTATCTTCGGGGGTTGCCCCCGTGTCTACGAGCTTGTGGGGCTGGATGTTGCGTCCTAGGTATTCGTGGAGGCAGCCAATTCTTTTAACTCTAAAATCCTTGATGTTGTATGTTGCCCCATTTACACCGCCTGCATTCGCTGCATATACACCTATCGGTACATCCCTAGAAGCTTTAAAAATAACCCTATACGGTTCGTATGAAGAGCTAAGTTGGCTACGTTCTTCATATAATTTAATACCTGTGCCTGATTGGAATCCTGGATATTGAGAAGTGTTAGTTGATTTTATCAAAAAACTAACTTCATAAAGTTCTCCGACAATCATTGCTTCTAAATATGTACCAAATGGGACATTATCACCATCTGTTGTGCCTGTAAGTTTTAAGCTATTATCTATAGTGTCTAACTCTTTAGTACATCGAATAAGATAATTTATTTTATCTACTTTTTCCTGCGTATTTAGTTCGTTAAAATAATTATAATCAATAGAATTGCTTGATTTATAAATAGCTGGCAACTCATACCTATCTACACGTCCTGTGTTGTACCATGTGCGGACATCTTCGTTAGAGGGTTTGGAGTTAAACTCCTGTATTAAACTATATTTACCGAATCTTGGTGAAGCTGAGGTGTGTGTTAATGGATATTGCGAAAAATCTATAGAATCAACCAAATGCTCACCATTAATCCATACATCTAATATATTATTATGATATGAGTAAATAATATCATAATATGAATCATTTAATTCTTTAAAATCAACTCTGCTGCCGTTAATAGTGTAATACGCTAAAACCCTACCATTAACGTAGTAAATCCTAAATTCATTATCAGAGCTAGATGCATCATGTCTTGTTTGAAAGAATGCAGTATAATTACCAATACCTCTATTGAATTTCACCCAAAATCTAATTGTATTGTCTATAATTTTCGGGTGTATTACAGATGTCAAACCTATATTAACCCCCGTAAATCCCTCTCTCCTCGTAATCTCCCAATCATTAAGACTCGTATTATCCTTTGCATAATACTGCCTACCCTTACTGTCCAGGCATCTTTGAATCTTGCTTGCGGGGTTAGCAATAGGATAAGGGTGCGCACTCTCAACAAGTAGATTATTAATCGTCGTATCAGTATATGCAAATGCTTCGTTTTTAGCCGTATTTATCTCCCCGACTAGTGCAGTGTTAAGCTCCCCCGTTTTCGTGTCTGTATAAGCCTCTGATGCTACCATAGCGGCTTCTATCGATTCGTCTTTGCTCTCCTCTATTTTATTCAAGTACGTCACGGGTATTGTATCTTTGTCCGCTTTTGTTTCAAATTCCGCCGCTTGAGCTTCTGAAATTGGCTTTTCCCTGTCGTACGTATTATCAACTCTTGATAGTCCAATTGTTGTCGGAGTAATCATGTGTGGGTTACTTCTGTCTGCTATGTGAGCCTGAATGTTAGGGTTTTTTGGCTCATACTGTCCATGTGTGTGATAGCCTTCTGCTACTGTCCCCGCTGTCACCCCAAAATCCTTATTAAACGCTGTATTCTTATCGAATGCATCCTCTTTCACGTTTAACGCATTAATAGCAGCTGTCGAAAGTGGTTTGTCCGCATCTGCTGTATTCTCTACGTTGTTTATCTGTAGAGTGTTTTTGAATGTAGTTATCTCCGCAGGTGTCAACTCCCCTAAATCCTTATTCAGCTTTTTGTCAAGCAAAGCGTCTATCTCTGTCTTGTTGTAAGTATCACTTGCCGAACTCTCCCCCAGCGTACTACTTGCAAACATTGAAGGCTCTTGTATTGTGCTGATGTCAAACAATGCATCACTTGCAAGCCTCTGTTCTGCTGTTACTTCTCCCTCAATCACATCGTCGTATTCGGGAAACTTATCTAAGCTAGCTCTTAGGTACTCAACCAAATCAGCCTCGTAAGAAGAATACAGAGATTTGATATTGCCTTGTATCACTCTTAACTCTACTACTGTAAGACTGTTTTCTTCCTTGCTTATACCCGATTCTGTAATTCGCTGAAACTTGTTATCAATAATGTACTTAATAGCGTAGTATGTTAATACTTGCTGTAGTCTGTTATCAACTAAATCTTTGTAATCCCCGTCCAGCGTTCCTGCGAGTGCATCTGACGTTATCTTTTCGTACAAGGCGGTACCTAATACGGGTTTAAGATTAACCTCTTGCGCAAGCTGTATCGCAGTGTCGAGAGTATCGTCTGTTATGTTAGAATCAACGTAAGCGTTAGCTTTGATCGATTCTTTACTTACTAAGTTTATTCTTTTCATAATTCGTTATTAATAGGTTCGTCTACTTCTGTGTTGTCTTCGTCTACTTCTGTATTCGCAGTATCTAGCGCATCTAGCTTATCTATAGAGAGTGAAGGATAATCATTGATTTTCATCAACCTGTTGAACACTTTCAAAATCTCCAATTGCTTGGGCTTGATTACTGTTGTGAAAAAGATGGTGTAGGCTGTTATTAATTCATCCTTGCTCCCCAAACCTGAGGTCGTTGGTATACCCATTAGGTTAGGATTGGTAACCCTATGTCCTGATAGTATTTTTTGCCGAGTCTGCTCTGCTATGGTCTTGAATTTCTTCTCGCTGCCTGTCTCCTTGACTTTGTCAATGATAGGAGCTTTTTCCTTTGTTTTTGCAAACAAGATTAAAGGTGCACCCGTTTTTGCAGCCCCCGTGTGATTCTTCATAAGTACACCAGCTGTTTTCTTTTTTTGCTCAGCGTTGTATTCTCCCAAAAACGTTACTGTAGTAATGTCATTCATACCGTTCGCTAACCCTTTTTCAGAGTAGGCGTTAACGCTTATGTCAGCACGAATAGATGACAGACAAGCGATGTAGTCGGGATATGGATAATAGAAGGAATCAGAGCTATAAGGCTTGAAGTATAACAACTGAGTGTGTTCTAAATCATCTACACCATCTAGTTGCGCTAAGTCCCCCGTTTGTACCGCCTTTTTAAATTGTTCTGCACGTTGCGTTACTTGGTTGTAGTTGTACGCTTCAAAAATAGTTTCAGGTTGCCTTGTTTTCGTCCAATCGTACCGAAATACAAATTGATCAATCTCACCCCTCGCATTGACAGGCATACATCGCACTTTGTCAAATGGTATATGATTTATCTCTACCCAACTTCTATAGTCCCTAGACCACGTTACCAGCAAGGCAAACCCCCCGTATTTTACGCTATCGTAAGCAATTTTGGGAAGCATATCATTTATTCCCCCAAGGCTATTAATGTTCTCTAGCTTATCGCTTGCGGTTACATTTTCTTCGTCCATCAGGAATCCTTGTCCTGCGACTTGATCAATTTTAAATCTCAAAATTGAGCTATGCAATTCGTTAAGTCTTGCTAATTCATCTAGCTGCATAAAAAAACTATCCGTGTTCCCTGCCTTGATGTGCGCAACTCCTGCACGCTTTTCAAAAACAGGAATCTCGAACGATTTTGCAGTTTCTTCAAACGACATTAACACCTGCATTGATTCTCTGTTATCCTTCATAATCTACTGTTATTTTATCTACGTTGTGCTCCTCTACATCCTCTTTTGTAGTAGTTACACTGTAAGTTGTTTTGTACACTAATTTATCCCCCTGAAACACCTCAAAATCGCCCTCTAGCGGCTGCAAATCAAGTGTTGATTCGTCTATTAAGAACTGCTTAAATCGCAATGGAAAAGCTGATATATCAACTACTAGAAGCGTCTTTTCGTCGCCACCATTCGAAAACTTAAGCGTGTAGGCATCTTCCTGATTTTTTATCGAGATTGCAACCCGTGTTAATGCGCCTTTTAAAATTGGTATCATCTAATATATAGTTAAGACTAAGTTAACGCAACCTAATCAATTTTATAACACCCAATAATCACAAACAAAGTGTTAAACTTTGTATAATCTTTTGATAGTTCAAATAAATGTCGTATCTTTGTACTGTTGAAAATAATTAATAACACTTTAAAATAAAATATCATGACAACAATTAAAGAATTAAGAGACGCAGCTAGCAGATTATCGGGTGAAAAAATTTACGTATCTGTAGTTCAGAATTTCGGAGTGGTTAATATCACAATCAATGTAGCAGGTGTGAAAAATCCTATTATCAAATCTTGCGACTCTAAGAACGAGGCGATGAGTGTACTAACAGGAATTAGTTTATATCAATGCGCATTAAAATCTAAATAATTATGAAAAAAGAAAATTGTATCGCATTAGCGTACTGTGTAGTAACAGTATTTATTACCGGAGTATTATCGCTATTGTTAGCGTTGTTGTAATTAATCATCTCCCCTTTTACGGGGAGATTTAAATTTATAATATGGTAAGTAGACATCAGATAACAGGAGCGGCTTATGATAAAATTGTAGCGAATGGAGAAGGCTCTTTCTCACGCAACGTTACAGAATTACTCGTTCGTAAATGTATAATTAGAAAGGTTGTGCCTAATCTGATATGGAAGAAAGGCGAAACATTAGATTTGGTTGTAGGCTGCTTGTTTAAGCCGATAAAATCAGTTAGAGTTATAATAACAAAATCTTGGTACTCCGAAAAGGAACGTAAAAAGCATTACGAATTTAAAGTTGTTAAGCGAGTAGATAAAGAGCAATTAGAGATTAATTTTTAACCCAAAAAAGCCCCTGTTTGATCGCAGGGGCTTTTTTAATAAACTATACTTATGCTGTTACTACAGGCAAGTCAGCTTCCGCTATCACGGGGGCTGTTTTTGTTTCGTCTCCCGTGATCGTTACGGTATATCCATTCATGTCCGTGTGCGCTGTTCCTGTGCCCGCTTCTATTGCAGTCAAGTTACAACCCTCTTCGGCTCCTAGGACAATGCCTACCCCGTTAAAGTCTACAGCGATAACAAGCAAATCATGTTTACTAAGTTCTTCTAATTCTGCTTGTTTTTCCGCAGATAATTTTGCGAAAACTAACGTTCCAGCTTGTGCGTCTGCCGCTGAACCCGTTTCTACAGCCATTCCAAACGTATTCGTTACGTTACTAGAATGCTTGTTTGTTACGTACTTATAGAACGCTCCGCCCGTGATAGTCGCTACTTTCGCTGTAGTCGATACCATTCCTTCTGTGAATACAGACGCTAAGACGTATTTAATACCCCCTGCTCCGTCGTATGTTTCTCTTGTTATTCCTATTTGTGCCATTTTTTTTGTTTTAAGTTAAAAAATAGATAGGGGATTTCTCCCCTAAAAAAATTACGATGCTTTTGTGTAAAGAACTTCCTCTTCTCTCACGATTGCAGTACCTAGCTTCCAATCAGCATCTAGCAACCAAGAATTACTATCGGTTGAGAATCTAAAGTTAATACCATCTTGACCGTCTTCTGACTTCAAGTCAGTACCTACAATGATGTTCTCAGGGCGAGTAACAAACATTTCATTTTGCCCTGCTAGCCCGTAAAATCCAATTACTCGAATCATTGTTCCAGGTATGTACGCTGACATAACAGGCTTGCCCGTATTCAAGTTCTGCGTGGTGATAACACCATTCAATCCAAATTTAGTTCTGTACCAAACATCGAAATTTTCAGGACTCATTGCAAGTATCATTTCAGTTTTGTTGAATTTCGGCAATTCAGATTTAACCTTTGACAAAATTCCGTTTACTTTAGAAAGAGCGTTCGCCTCAGTCAGCGCTACAGGCACTACACCCGTAATCTTGATCGTAGAACTTGCGTTCATTTTCTTCAATAACCCGTCGCACTCGTTAGCGTTTGAGCTATCCCCTACGAAAACCTGCGATTCGATGCGATCGCTAATCGCTACACCTTTCAGCCCAACGATTATGTCGGAAAAAGGCATATCCTCAGGTGAAGAACCTCTCTTGAGTGCAAGTCCTGCTACCTTCTTGTCGAGCACGTACTTTGCGTATTTCTCACTGATTCCCATTGGGACTACAGACACGTCTACGTCGAGTACTTTAACGCCTCCATCGAATCTATCTGCCTTCGTGTTGTCCGCTCCTCGAAAAACCGTTGAGCCCTCAGTGATGTCAATAGCCTTTTCGCTATTCTTAATTCCCTCCTGCATCGTGAACTCTTGGAATACCTGAGTTTCTACAACTACATCTTTAAGGGGTCGTCTAGTTGTTCCAGCTACATAGTCAGCTGCTTGTGTGATGTCAAATGCCATACTTTTTGTTTTTTAATTATTCGTCTAATCTTTTTCGTAAAATCTGAGCTTTGGTTAAATTAACCGCTGCACCTTCAACAGGGGCGATAATTGGATTTGTTCGTTTGCCCTCCTTTGAGAGTTTCGCCACAATCTCGTTCGCTGCTTCTGTTTTTGCTTTCTCCGCTGAAAGCTCAGCTTTCATAGATTCAAGTTCCTTGTCCTTAGCGGCGATAGCCTCAGATGTTTTCTTTTCTTCTGCTAATTTTAGCGCCTGCCATGTGCTTACAGTACCCCAAGTTACATTCCCGTCATCGATGGTCAAGTAAATATCAGCCTCCCCGTCATCCATTTTCGCCAAGATATCTTTCAATTGATCAAGGTTTAAATCCTTTACATCTGTAGCCAGGTTTGTTGTTGCCTGCGCTGCTAAATTCGCCGCAGCCTCCTCAGCTTCCTTTTTTGCCTTATCCTCCTTAGCCTGTTTGCTCATGAAGATTTCTGAAATCTTCCCAGCTATCGAAATGGCAAGTTTTTCTAGCTTACTTTCTTCGTCCATTGTTTTGCTCTTTAATTGTTAATAATTTTCATAATAATAACACCTACTCGCTAATTTCTTCTATTAATGTTTCCAGCAAGGTCTTATTTTTCCCCGCCTCTACCGCAACAGATTCAAATAAACCCTCGATTGAGAATCCCGTGTACCCTTCTCCGCTCTTAATAGATTCCCAAAGCTCATTGTCAAGAATCTTGTAACTTGCACACCAAGTTCCTTCTACTACAGATAGACCAAGAGCTACAGCCTTATCGCATTCCGCATCCTCAACAATCCAGCTCTCGACCAATTTTGCTGAATCTGTAGGTAATAAATGCTCCAAGGACGCACCACCCCGTTCATCCTCCGAAAGAAACAATTCAGCACACTGTCTAATAGTGTCGGCAGAGAAGAATATCTCACATTCTCCTTTGTCAAACCCGCTGTTTCTGTAAATTTTTTGGTCAGGGAGTAAAACGACCCCCGTTACAACTCTCTTTTCTTCATCTGCCGAAAACTTTACCATCGTGGCGCTTTCTTTGAGCGCCACAAACGAGGATTCGTTGGCAGGCGAGGCGACAAGGGAGATATTGAACACCCCTTGCTCCTCGTTCTTTAATTTCATTTCAAATAATTTCATAGACTATGATTCAAATTCTGATTCTCTTAACTCCGCAGTTCTTGCAGCGTCCTTGATGTCATCTTGTACTATATAAACACGTTGAGAGTTTATTGCTCTAGCTATAGATTGAGATAATTTTTCATAATCTATCTGAGAACCCCCACCTTTCGCAATTTCAAAAAGTTCCTTTTGCTGAGATTGCGTGAGTATCATCTCTTTACTATTCGCCAAAATATTGATATTATCCCCTGTATAAGAGTTCCCGTCTACAATTCCACCCGTTTCAAATTTTTGTACACCTTTTTTAGTTTTGCTTTTCTTGTCTTTTCCTGCCGAATTAATCGTAGCCAGCTGAGTACCAAGAGTTACACCAATCATTGCAGTTTGGGCAACCGCCTGGATAGTTCCGAACAACCCCATTTTTGCGTAACCTGCCCAAGTACCCATAACAGCACTAGCGGCATCTAATACAGCACCTGTATAAGCTAGCGCCCTTCCATCCTCCGCAAAGGCAGATGCTTGTGTAGCCAGCGCCCCGAATGCGCTGAATGTACGACTTGCGTTTTGCATCTTGACATCTGTAACAGCGTTATCTATAGCTTTTTTACGCTCTGCTGAATTTTCTTCTAACAGAAGGACAGCGTTGTTTAATTGCTTCTCAGTGATGTACTTTTTATCGTAATCATCCTTTAATCTCTTTTTTTGTTCTTCAAGCCTTAAATCCTCCTTAGCTTTTTCCGCCTCCGCTTTTTCATTACTTACTCCATCTTCGAGTTCTTTTTGCTCAATAGAAGCTTCATTTATAATGTCGTAATATCTTTGTATAGCTGATGCTTTTCGCTCCGCCTCCTGTTTATCATTTGCTTTGTCTATCGCCTCCTGTTTATCAGCCCACTTCTTTTTTATAGCCGCAATTCTTTCTTCTGACTTTTCCTGCAAGGCTACTTTTAATTCTAGCTTTGTCTCTTCATCTGTTTTTAATTGCTCAATTTCTTCAAGCGCTGCCTTTTTTCTGTCCTCTTCTGCTTCTAATTCTACCTCTAAGTTTGTTTTCTTCTGATATGATTTATTCCAATTTGCAAACTTTTTTCGTAGCGCCTTTATAGCTCTTATTATAGACTTCTCAGATTCCTCTTCATCTCCGCCTCCGTTTCCTTTCTTTTTTTTGATTGGGACAGCAACTGCGGGTCTAGTTTCAACAAGTGAAGATACTTTTATTTTGCTAGCAAGGATGTCGTTTGCTTTGTTAATCTCTTTTATCTCGTCGCTAGCCGATTTTATGTTATCTTTATACTCAATTATTTTTTTATTTAAAGAATCGGCTATCTTTGTAAAAGAAGCACTTGCGTACCCTGAGCCTATGACGTTCTCCTTCATAGCCTTGGCTCTATTTTTTCTGTTTTTCGCCAAACTGTCCTCTGTTGAATCAATGCTGGAGTTAAGATTATCTATATTTGATTCTAGCTCAACTATTTGCTTTTGATTTTCCGTTATTGCGTCTTTATATGCCTCCGTCTTGGCGACCTCTAAAATTCTTAGCCTAAGCTGCTTATAAGCCTCCGCAGCCTTCCCAACCGCAATTTCTTCTGCTGTTATATTTTTAAATACGTCTGGATGTTGCTTTATTAACTCATTAGCCGCCAGCAATCTATCTTTCATTGATAGATTTACGTTTGTCGATGCAGTGTATAATAAGTCTAATTTCGATGTTTGGCTTTTCGCATTTTTCAAACCCTTTTGAGTTGCGTCGTTTATTTTGTTTTGCACTTTTTCTGCTTTTTCAGCGCTAGAGCTAAACAAGTAATAAGCACTTGCCGCAGCCGTTAATAAAGTAACTAACCACCCGACCCAATTATTTTTTAATGCCGTATTAAAAGAACGAACCGCATTTGTTGCAATATTTGTCGCTACTGTAGTTATTCCTTGCATTCTTGTTAATCGAATCAACCCACTTATGTGAAGTTTTGTTGCAACCGTGGAAAGAATCATAGTTGTTTTATACGCAACCCATGCTGCAGTTGCTACGATTACAACTTTAGTTATAGCTTTTATTGATTCCGTATTTTTCCCCAACCATGTAACGAAAATTCTAGTATAATCAACGATTGATCGCATTATATTTCCCCCGTCTGACATTTTCAAGATAAAACCTTGCCAGGCTGAGCCTAATAATTTTAAAGCCCCTGCCACGTTATCCCTTTGAATGTCAGCCATCGCCTGAGCCGCACCGCTTGCGTTTTCGTAAGATGTAGTTAAATCGTTTACCTTATCCTTATTATCTACAAGCACAATTAATGATGCCTTTGCCCGCTCCCCGACCAAGCTGCTGGCTTTTGCAAGTGTTAAATTCGACTTTCCTAAATCACCTAAAAATTGCTCTAGTGGCTTACCACTTTTTTCAACTTCTGAGAATATTCTTTTCAAAGACGTACCTGCCATACTCCCGTGTATTCCTGCGTCAGCCATTGCTGACATAGCCGCTGTAGTCTGTTCTAGTGAAATATTAGCAGCTTTGGCAATAGGTGCAACGTATTTCATTGTTTCGCCAAATCGCTCTAGATTAAGCGCTGAACTAGTGAATGATTTAGCCATTACATCGACAACATCCTTCGTCTTGCTTGCGTCCATCCCGAACGCTCGTACTGTCGCTCCTGCTATCTCTGCGGCTGTAGCTACATCCTCTTTAGTCGCTTCTGACAGTAGAATAGTCGCTTCTGTGGCATCTAATATTTCCTGCGTTGTGAACCCTAATTTTGCGTATTCAGTTTGCAGCGCACCGACTTCTGTAGCCGTTGCGGTTGTCGCCTCTCCAAGACGCATAGCGTCATCTTTCAGCAATTTAAATTGTTCATCCGTAGCTCCTGATATTGCGTGAAGTGATGACATTTGAGCCTCGAATTCTATCATCGTAGTAGTTGAAGACGAAAATACACGTCTTGCCGCTGACAAGCCTAAATATGTAGACGCTAGCATTTTAAGCTGAGATACCCCGTTTTTTGTAGCGTTGTTATTTTTTTGTTGCGAAACCGTTAGGCTGTCTAGTCGCTTTTGGGTATATTTTATTTGATTTGAAATTTTCTTGTAAGCTTCTGAACTTTTTCCTTGATTTTTAGCGATAGCAGACTGTCTATTGTATAGATAATTAAGCGTTTTGTTTAATTTTTTTGTAGCTATCTCATAATCTCCCACACTTAACGTATGCTTCCCTGTAGCCTTCTGCAATCTATTCATCTCTGAATATATATCAGCTGTTTTCTTTTCAAGGGCTCTACCCTCTGTTGTGTTTTTTCGCATCTCTGAACTCATACCGTTCAGCTTAATTTTATTTAGAGTGTATTCAGCTGATAAGCGATTGTAAGACCCAACTAGGCTTTCGTTCATCTTAACAGTTGCTTTAGCGAAGAGATTAGCAACCCGTCTTACCTCCTTTTCTTTAGCTAGCTCATAGGCTGTTTTTTCAATTTCTTTATTTTGCTCCTTTTTCGCCTTGATATTCTCTTTTGTGATTTCGCTGTCTTTTTTTACAGCAGTATCAAGCTCCTTCATTTTTGAAACAAAAGAACCTATATTACTATTTTTAATTAATTTATTTAAGTCTTTAAAAAACTTAAGTGCCATATCACGACCTTTTATCGTGATATCAATTAATACTTTTGCGCTGTTTTTTTGCTTGTTTGCCATCTATTTACTGTTTTTGTTGTTCTTCTCTCCTCTTCTGAATCATATAAGATACATATACCATAAATTCATCAATAGGTTTTTTGCTCCATAAATCTATATCCGCCTTAGAGCTGCATACGCTGTTTATCACGTCGTACCAACCCCAGCGTGATGCCATTGATTTACGCTTATTAAACACTAATTTTTGATCATTTTCAGTAGCCCCGTTACCACCCTGCTCCCCATTTTCGAAAATAATAGGGTATTTCTCTGATAGCTCCATCCTCCAAGATACGACATACTGATAAATAGATAACAAGTAATCGCAGCCCATGTTTTTAAATTCGTCCTCTTTACTTTCCTCTTTACTTAACTTGTAATTTTTGATGAGCAAAATAGATTTAAATCCAAGCCCAATTTTTGCAGATTTCAACCTATACATCAATCTTTTTGGTGTTTTCCTATATAATAATACCATCAACATCGGGGCGACATCTAACGGATTGTTAGAGCTTCTAAAACAGTAATCCATATATATAAAATCCTCTACTGTTAAGTCTTTAAACATCCTTAAGCCGTAATATTTTTTGCCTTTTTTTATAATTCTAAAAACGGGAAGCAAGACACGATTAAACGCTTTTTTTATCCCACAAAACAGCACATTAATATCTTTTTCTGATAGTGTGTTTAAATCCTCAGAGGTGCATCCTGATGCGAGTTGAAGAACTTGTTTTTCTTTTACCGAATCAGGGATTTCAGAGCTTAATAAGCTGTGTATTTTTTTTCCTAAATCTACAGGTAAATCTATCAATGTAGTAGGTATTTTGTAGATATTATTCCCTATTTTAATTTCGTATTCATTCATTTTTATTATTTTTTTTATACTGCATAATCATAACCATCGTAATCATCGCAAGGAATTTCTACCATAGAAGTATCGTCATCTCCTTGCAAGTCAATTCTTGCTTTATTCGCCATCATTAACGAGTCGGGATAATCATCATGCCCGCCCACAGGGTGGGTATATCTTATCTTATTTGTCGCCGTTCTCACACCTAGATATTGGCACATTTGATCGTCTAATTCGGGACATAAATCGGGGTGAGGTAGTGTTACATCCCTCTTTCCTATAGCTTTTAATAACTCTGTTACTAATTCTTGTTTACTGTCGTTTGTCGTTATCCACCTATCTACATTTATTCCCAACTCTTCGAGAGTGTCGCACAGTCCTGCGCCTAATCCGTTAATCTCAATATACCCTCTTATGTTACCGAATTGCTTAATTATAGGAGATAATTCCCGAGCTTGCGCAGGTGTGGAAAGCTCTTTAGTTTCGTATATTAATACGGTAACACCATCTTTGTTTAGAACTGTTAAAACTGTTTTATCCGAACCAGCTCCCGAACAATCAAGTCCATAAAAAAACTTTTCGTTAGGGTCGTAATATTTGGGGAATTCTTTAAGCGTCTGAACAGCTGATATGTCGCCAAAAACGGAGCTTATTCCTTCCGCAAATTTTGCCAGGTATTCTTGTGCAAAAAGTTCGGGGGGCATCGATATTTTAGCCCTCTCTATCTCTCTTAAATCATAAAATTTATTATCGTGATAAGACATTGATAAACATTGCACAAAGGGGTCTTCCGATAAACCCTCTTTCCACATTTTATAATACCAATTTTTGCCCCTTGGGGTGCTACATACTAATACTTTAGCGTTTTTTTTCGCCGAAAAGATAGGACGGATTAGGCTAAATTGTAAATCAGTATACAATGCTGCTTCGTCGAGCACTCCAAAATCCCCCGAATTACCCACTATCGAATCGCAGCCACCTGCTGAATAAAAGTTTAATCTTGTACCATTTTCAAACAAAATAAACCTACTTCCATTCGAGTTGTTAGTACTTCGTATAATATCAGAAGGAAGGAATTTTAAAAAATCAAGGAAAACTTTACGACACTGCGCTCCTGTAGCTAGGATTATATACCCGTCTTGATCGCTTTTTTCAAAAGAAAATGCAAGTGCTACACGCTCAGCCGTATAAGTCTTTCCCGACTGTCTACTAGCCTTTAGAATCCAATATTTAGTAACAGAAGCTGGAGTTGACAAGATGTTGTCAATTATACCCCACTGCTTCGGCTGCAAGTCATTAAGCTGTATCTCATATTCTACTTCTTGAATCATTCCGTAGGCTTTTCCCCTAATTTTACGACTACTTTTTTCTGTATCTCAATATTGGTGTTTTCAACCTTGTCAGTTTCCCCCATTTGTTTGAATCTCCAAATCACAGGAGCAGCTTTATAGCGACCTACAATTGCACCTTTATGCAACTTATTAATAATCATATCGTTGATGTCATCCCTAAAATCCTGCAATTCGGGGAATCTTTCAAGGAGGTGTTTAATTGTTGACTTATACACGCCGACACTACGCCATACATCCGTTAGACTTGCTATTTTCAAATCCTCATTTTCTGTGTTCCTTAACGCCCTCTCAAACATATCAGTAGCACTCTGTAACGTCCAAGTTGCAGCTACTATATTTCCTTTTTTGAATGAAGTACTATTTTTGCTCATTTTCTTTTTAATAATAACACATTATTTGCGCATTGCTTCAACTC